AGCACGAGTGAGCTTAACTACCGTGTTCGGAATGGTGCTTTGTCGGGTGCTGGATGTGCATCCGAGTGGTTTTTACGCCTGGCTTCTTCGTATAGGAGACTATTGCGCCCGATACAATAAGTAGATACTTACTTATTTTTCTGAAAGAATACTTTCATCTGTTAGTCAGGAGTTGCTATGAAAGAAGAATTTCAGAAGTTAGTCTGCGACATCATCGACAAATCCGGCGTAGAAATTGATACAGAAGAGCGCCAGAAGATTATCGACGAGGCGATCCAAACTGCACTGGAGCATATCGCCACGTCCGTGAGCACCGTCCCTCTTTCGGAAGGCTCGAAATACATGCAGGTCTGGGTTCGTTTTGGAGAGTCCCCGGAGTTGCCAGGTGTTAAGCAGAAACGCGCGGCACTTGTGGCGTTCTCTCGCGAGATGAAAGACGCAACGGTCGAAGTGAGTACCGGTGCATGGTACGACGGCCGCATTGTCTACACTAATCAGGCTGTCTACACCAATCAGACTGTGTGCAATGAAGGTGAACGGTTTGAGGATATTGTCGACGCAACTCTTCGCACGCTCAAAGTCAGAGCTGAAGTGGCGGATGACCCGTCCATCGCGGCGTTCCTGAGTATTGTCGAACAGTCTGAAGTTACCGAGCGCGTAACAGATCTGACAACTCCACCTGGTTTGCTGGAATTGGTGGTCAGTGGCGATATCAAAAAAGCCGTTGAGCGCATTCGTGAGGTGGAATACGGCATTATCTGCGATATGTGCCGCAGCGACTTAGACCTGGTGCGCATCATTGTCGACGCGGGTCAGGCATGTGACGGAGTACTCGCCAGTTTTGCAGGGCAAGTGGCTCGTCTGGCCAACGAATTACCCATGATTAAACAAGAAGCCAAATCCTACGCCGTCCACCATGCCAACGATTTACTGGACCCATACCGGTTCGAAGCTGCTCAGGACAAAATGACTGGCTGGGCGACCTGGTAAGCCTCGATAAAACATTTAGCCCCCTCGTGGGGCTTCTTTAAACTGCGATTAATAAGTAAGTACAAGATTACGGTTAGAAGCATGTCCATAAGAACAGATTTGTCGAAAATCCCGTCTATCTCCGGAAACAACGGTTATTCGCTGCGCTGCCCGGAAGTGAAGCTCAACGGCCATGAGGCTCATTGCAGCTATACAGTCTGCCAACACACGATCCTCGCCTATAAAGAAAAACGTCTCCCGGCTACATCGTTCCAGTTCTGTGCTGCGGCTATTGCTGCTGGTAAATGTCAGGCACTGAAAATGATGGTCGAAGAGATCCGCAAAGGCGAACAGCTCTACTTCATCGATATGTCTTCACTTATCAAAGAAGTGGAAGAGCAAAACGACCATGCCAGAACGCTCCCCCGGAAGCGAAACACCGCGACAATTGACAGTCTTATTCATCGCACGAAGAAAACAGAACCTGCTAAATCCGAAACCAAGCCCACCGATTCACTGGTGCCGGTCACTGACGTGTACGCGGCACTCATTGAAGAAGCAACCAAAGAAAACACATGAAAACTCCCGAGCGACCGATGGAGGTTAAACACTAATGGAAAAACTGATCGCCCTAAAGCACAAGCTGGATGCTATTAAAACGATGGGAACCAACGCCAAGAAAGAGGCGCTGGCCAATCTGGATGAATTTGAACAGAGCATGGTTTCGCTAATGCTCAATCCATTCATTCGATTCGGTGTGAAGAAGTACAAAGTGGCCGAGCCACTCGATACTTCCGTACCCAGCGACCAGAAGGTAGTAGATCTGCTGGAGAAGCTGGCAGCGCGCGAACTGACCGGGAACATCGCTATTGCTGCTGTCGAATCACTCGTTGCCTCGATGTGCGCTGACGGGCAGGACGTGTTTCGTCGCTTCCTGCTGAAAGATCCGAAAGCCGGTGTCGGCATCAGCCTGTGCAACAAGGTGTTCGAAAACCCAATTCCGAAGTTTGAGGTACAGCTGGCGTCTCCGTACAAGGAGAAAGGCGACAAATACCCATTTAAACCAAATCCCAAGGCCAAGTGGCCAATGATCGGCAGCCTCAAACTCGATGGTCTCCGGGTTATCTGCGAAGTCATCGTGGACGAGGGTGAGGTCAATTTCCTGACGCGCACCGGCAATCCGATTACGTCACTCGATCACCTTAAACCAGCCATGCTGGAGCGGGGCAGACTCTCCGGCTTCAATCACATCTTCTTCGATGGAGAGGGCACTGCAGGTACATTCAACCAGTCAGTGTCGGCGCTTCGTAAGAAGAACGTGAAAGCCATTGGTGCCGTTTACCACATTTTCGATTTCTTCTTACCGGAGTGGCGTGCTCAAGCAAAAAGCAAAGAGTACCTGAAGACCGGTATGAAGCTGAAAGAGCGCCTGGCTATGCTGGTGGCGTTGTTCCGCAACACTTGCGTGGAAGATTATGCGCAAGATATCCACCTTCATCCGTTCTACATCATCCATAGCCACGAAGATTTCATCGAACGTTTCATGAAGCGACTGGACGAGAATGAAGAGGGAGAGATGGGCAAAGATCCGGATTCAGTTTACGAGTTCAAACGTACCCGCAGCTGGTGGAAGCTGAAAGACGAGGATTCAGAAGACGGTGAAATCATCGACTTCGAGCCTGGCGATCCGGATTCTGGATTTGCGCATACGCTAGGCAAGATAGTGATTCGTCTGGAGAACGGCGTCATCGTTCGTGCCAGCGGTATCAAGCATAAATACCTGGATGAAATCTGGAACAATCAGGAGAAGTATCGTGGACGCATCGTTGAGGTTCACTGCCATGAGAAAACGCCAGATGGTAGCTTGCGTCATCCACGTCTGAAGTGGCCTAAATGTCTTCGAGATACCGAAGATCGTATTGGAGATAAAGAATGATGCTCGGCTGGATGTTTGTATTTTTAGTCGTCGGCATTGTTATCGGAAGTCTGGTTATGTCCAGCTGTATCCACGATTACGTAAAAGCCGGTGTCATGCAAAGGCGAGGTCGTATTTATCGCATAGTAGATATCACGGACACACTGAAGGAGATTAAGGATGATCATGTTAAGTAAACGAGAGAAGGAAACCCTGCGTGAAATTAGCAAGTGGAAGGAGTTCTATGCCAACTGGAAGCCGAAGACCAGAGCCAAACTGGAGCGCATGAATCTTGTCGCCAACGTTTCTCCAAAGGGATGTATTGAGAACTATCAACTGACTGAAAAAGGTTATTTGTTGTTGCAGCAATTGACTGAGGCGGGGGCGCACTGATGATTCCATACATCATTTTATCTTTTACTGGTGGCGTGGGCCTCGGCCTCGCAATCTGCCGCGCCCTGGTCCAGCAGGAACTGCAAACCAAAACACTTCGTGTCGGTAAGCGTGTGTATCGGGTTGTTCACGAGACGGGAGTGCGAAAATGAGCAATTTGACTTCCTTCGACTGGTGGCTGGCAACCTACCTTGTGGCGGCCGGCTTCGGATTTGCCTTTTACGTTGGTCAGTTAATCGTAAAGCTACTGCTGATCAGATTCGCCAGCCATAAACGCATAGACGACGGTCTGTGGCGTCTGGGGTCCCTGTTAGAGACGCATTACGGCGAACTCAAGGAAAACGAAACTATCACTATTCAAGCGAAGCGTTTTACCGCCATCATCACGAGAACTCCGGAACAAAAGGGGAGCCTGATCAAAAAGATAGCAACTAAACGCATCACAGATAGATAAGTATTTACTTACTTATCTAATATGTATAAGATCACTTTGTTTTCGTTGAGATGCGACTGTTTGAACGTTAAATATAACTGCAAACGAAGATGCATACCTGGCAGTAGCCTAAGAAGCCAAACACCAGCGAGGTCAGTTTCCAGCCTCGTCACCAAAATGGGACACACTGAGCGAGTGTGATTGCAGAACGCAGAATAGGGCATATTGCACCATCCATGCCCTATTCAATGAAGTAACAGAATGGGCGGTTGGTTTCATCATTCCATTCACCCATCCCGGTTTCAGCTGACCGTCCATTCTGTTACGTCATTTCCATTACTTATGTCGTTTATACTTGGGTTAGGGGTTTGAGGGCCAATGATGTAAAAAACCACGCTAAGGAGGTAATTCATTGTTTAAATTGAGATTTAACGGCCTCAATTCCCCCTTCATAATATCCTCCGGTAGTGTGAACGTATAATGTCCCAGCATGTTGATATGACCATGCATCAGAGGCGAAAGCCGCGCGATATGTTCATCTTCTGGCCCTTCCCCAGTGCTACGCAGGTGCGACAAGGCTTCCTGCATATAAAGCGTATTCCACAGCACCACTGCGTTTGTCACCAGACCCAGCGCACCCAACTGATCTTCCTGCCCCTCGCGGTAACGTTTTCTGATCTCACCACGCTGACCGTAGCAAATGGCTCTTGCCACGGCATGGCGACCTTCGCCCCGGTTAAGCTGTGTTAGGATCCTGCGGCGATAGTCCTCATCATCAATATAGTTGAGAAGATACAGTGTCTTGTTAACTCTTCCGACCTCCATTATTGCCTGAGCAAGCCCTGACGGTCGGGTACTTCTCAATAGCGATCGAATGAGTTCTGACGCATGAATTGTGCCCAGCTTCAGCGAACCTGCAACCCGCATCATCTCATCCCAGTGGCTTTCGATTTTAGAAAGGTCAACACAACCCCGAGCCAGTTCGTCCAACGCCCCGTAATTCGCTGCTTTGTCAGCCCGCCAGAACACCGCCTCACCAGCATCCGCCAGACGAGGTGAAAATTGGTATCCCAGTAGCCAGAACAAGCCAAAGATAATGTCACTGGTACCTGCTGTGTCCGTCATGATTTCAACCGGGTTTAGTCCCGTTTGTTGCTCAAGTAGTCCCTCCAGCACAAAAATGGAATCCCGCAGCGTTCCAGGGATCACTATGCCATGAAAACCCGAATATTGGTCAGAGACAAAGTTGTACCAGGTAATGCCGCGCCCTGAACCAAAGTATTTTCTGTTGGGGCCAGAATTCACCGTTTTCACTGGTGTGACAAAACGCATACCATCAGCGGAGGCCACCTCACCGCCACCCCAGTATCCTGCCAACGCTAACGAGGACTGAAAATCAACCAGCCGCGCATTGGCGCTGACCAGCGTTTCTGCTCGGATGTAGTTCTGTTTCACCCAGCTCAGGCGATGGCGGGTCAGTGCAGGGATATTGTGCTTGATCAGCGGCTCATGTCCGATATTGCAGGCCTCAGCCAGCATCACCGCACACAGGCTTATATGCAGATCCTGCGCGCGGGCACCTGACTCGCTGACATGGCTGAATTCACGGGTGAAACCCGTTCTGGCGTCAATCTCAAGCAACAGTTCTGTCAGGTCAACGGGTGGGAGCAATTGTCTGACTCGGCTGCTCAGTCGTATCAGCGCCGGTGGCTCATCCAATTTATCCAGGCTGCTGATGGTCAGCGAAGGATGTTTACCTTCATTGCAGATGTCTACGGCGGTATTGCGGTCAAAACGTGATGCCACCGTTTTCCAGGTTTCATCCAACCGTGCTGCCAATTGCACCGATGCTTTACTGCCATTGGTGGGGTGACCCAATGCCCGGCACACTGGAACCCGCTGCGCCTGCCATTCCTCCCCCTGAAGAAGTTTTTGGCGCGGATCACCCCAACGATCGCTGTTTTCCAACCAGATGTCACGACGGCGTAGCGCATCCTGAAGTCGCTCCAGCAGACACAACGAGTAACCCGCTCGCTGTATCCGACCTTCAGCATCGTACACCAGGCGTTTCCAAGGGCCTGAAATGATATGCTCAGGTGCATCGTCCAGGATCCGTTTTTTCGAGCCGTTTAGCTCTGCCAGGTAATGGATGGCCGCGAGGGTATGTTCACCGTCTGGGGCCGCCCGGAAGTGCAGATCGCGCAGTAGTGCGGGCAAAAAACGCCTTACCCGTCCGTACTGCTCCACCATTTCATCCTGAAAGTTTGTATCCTGGGGGCGGGCCAGTTCATTCACTTTTTCCACTGACTCTGCCAGTCTGGCGACAGGTACACTGCTGAATATGGTCTTTCGCAGCAAATCATCACCAGTATCTTCATCAAGTAAAAGTGCACATGCCCGCGCCAGCAACAACGCCGCACGGTCAAGATCCTTGAGCGTCCTAAGTCGCTTTTTCTGCCCGGTTTTCTTCGCCTCCCTGGTAATATTGAGGATCAGCATATCCAGCACGTCAACGGCCTCGTCCAGCGCCGAGATTTCTTGCGCTTTCACGAACGCGGTAAGGATAGCCAGCCGCCGTTCTTCTGGCATTCTGCTGATATATTTCACCGATG